AGGGATTTTTTTGATGGAGTTGATGTTCCAATACCTACATTACCATCAGAAGTAATTCTCATATATTCAGTATCAGTTCCGTTTAATCTTGTATAGAATTGTAAATTTCCATCTGCTGCTCCAGCAGTTGAGTAATTAGTATCTCTACCACCTACTATTTTTCCAGCATTGGCTGTTGCAGAAGTTCCAAAATTTAAAGTTGAAGTTTCATCAGTAGAACCAGCACCTGCAGAATTTCTTATTGTAAATGAAACATCACCACCATCGTTTGATTTTTTAATTTCACTATCACCACCAAAAAGAGCAGCACCACTTGCACTTATGTTTCCACTTGAACTTATGTCAGTAAAAGTTACATCACCTGCAAGTATAGTCTTATCAGTACCAAAACTAAATCCACCAGATAAATTTCTTATCGCTAAACCTTGAACAAATAATCTATTACCATAAACATATCTACTCGCACTTATGTCTTGAGTAGCATAAACTCTACCAAATGAACCGGTTTCTGTTACAGTTAAATTACCACTTGCGGTTATGTGTGATTTTGTATGAATTGCACCACTTGAACTTATGTTACCATCCACTTGTAATGTTTCTGTTGGTAGTGCATTATTATTATTACCTATAAAAACTTTACTACCATTACCAAATACTGCTCTATTACCAGTCTCGTGGTCTAATAATAACATTTGATTATTATTAGCAACTACCCTAATTAAATTTGCACCATTAGATTCTATCCAAGTTTGTTTGTCTTTTTCAAAATAAATTCTTTGGTCTTCATCTAATAAAATATCACCAGATCCACTTACCCACACATTTCCACTTGCGGTTATGTTTCCAGTTACATCAATACCACCTGCTGTTGTTTCTAATTTTTTATTACCTGAGTGATATGCTGAAAAAGAACCACCATCTACTCCTCTGAAAAGGTAACGTGTAGAACCACCATCTACAAAATCTAATGTATTACCTGCAAACTCTAAAGACGAACCTATGGCTTTAACTCTTGTTCCTACATTTAGAATATTACCATAAAATTGTCCACTTGCACTTATGTTTCCACTTGCGGTTATGTGTCCTCTAGTTGATGAACTTACAACTAATGAGCCGTGAATATCTAATGTATTTGATGGAGTAGTTGTTCCGATACCAATGCTTCCACCTGAGAAATACGATACCCCGTTTCCATTAATTCTAATTTTTGGTGAGTTATTCTGATAAACATCTATAATACCATCATCACCTGATGCATATTGTCTAACAAGTGTATCACCAAAATGAGCTCCGTCTTGTAATATAATTTCATCATATGCATAAATTTTACCACTGGCACTTATACCACCACTTGCACTTATATTACCAACTACAGTTAATGGTGATGGTGCACTTGTTCCACCAATTGCAACATTACCACCTTGAAAGTAAGATACTCCGTTTCCATTAATTCTATTTTTGACTGTATTGTTTTGGTAAATATCAAGTACACCATCATCACCTGACGCGTACTGTCTTATAAGTAAATCACCAGATGGACTTCCATCTTTTAATATAATTTCATCTTCTGAAAAGATTTTACCACTTGCACTTATAATACCTGTTACATCTAGATTATCATTAAATGTTATTTCTTGACTTGCAGCTCCTGCAGATTCAAATTTAGATGCATATATTGTTCCACTTGCACTTATGTTTCCACTTGCAGTTATGTGACCATTTGCATATATATTTCCTGCAGATGAGGCTGTTAATTCTAAATTACCACCAGCTTTTATATTTCCACTTGCGGTTATATTTGTTACATCATTAATAGATCTAACAAGAGAAGAGAGTCCAAAACTAATTCCACCCGCGGAATGTTTTATTATTGGAATATTTTCAACATATAACCTTTTACCATAAACATATCCACTTGCACTTATGTTTCCACTTGAGGTTATGTGACCAGTTGTACTTATATTACCTTGTACTGTTAATTTAGCATTAGAAGATGAAACACTTGTTCCAATTGATAGTCCATTAGAACCGGAAATAAATGAATGTGCATTTCCGTGAAATCTACTCATCACTGAACCAGCACGATAAATATCGAATACACCACCAACATTAGCACCACCCATAGAAACATCATAAATTTTAGCACTGATTTGACCAGCATTGAAATTTGGTTGTGATTTTAATAAAAACGAATCACCTGAAACTATTCTACCACTAGCTGATATAGTAGCATTAGATGATTGAGAAACAAGTAGTCCACCACCATAAAGATGGGATAATCCGTTTCCATGTATTCTTGATTTTACTGCATTGTTTTGATAAACATCAATAACTCCATCATCACCTGATGAATAAGCTTTCATAATTACATCACCACTGTTGAATCCCTCCCTAATTTTAAATGAGTCTTTTGTAACTATTTCTCCACTTGCAGATATTTGTCCTTGAGTCTGAATATTTCCACTAGCACTTACTTTACCTCTAACATCTAGTAGTGTTTGTCCACTTCCACTCATTAGTAGTGAACCAGTTACTTGTAAATCACCACCAATACGAGATACTCCGTTTCCGTGTATTCTTGATTTTACAATATTATTTTGGTAAATATCGAGTACACCATCATCACCTGATGCATATTGTCTTATAAGTATATCACCTGCCGTATTTGTATCCTCTAGTATAAATTCATCCTGTGAATAAATTTTACCACTTGCTGTTATATTAGAATATGATCCACCACTAACATGTAATCCACCACCAGAAAAGAAAGAAGTTCCGTTTCCGTGAATTCTTGTCTTTAAAGTATTATTTTGGTAAATATCGAGTACACCATCATCTGCCGAAGCGTATAATCTTGCAATGGTGTCACCACCCCCATTTGGTCCTTCTATTAATTTAAATTCGTCTTCTGAGAGTATCATCCCACTAGATGTTATACTTGAAGCAGATGATCCAGAAACTTTTAGTCCTCCACCTCCTATAATAGATGTTCCGTTTCCATGTATTCTTGCTTTTACGACTCTATTTTGATAAACATCAATAATACCATCATCATTTGTCCCTGCTTGATATATTTTAACAAGAGTATCATAAGGACTTTGAGTGTGTTCTAAAATAAATTCATCATTGGATTTGATTTTACCACTTGCAGTTATATTAGTTGAAGTTGCAATATCCCCACTAGCACTTATAGATGAAGCACTTATAATACTATTACCATCCATATTTAAAGCTTGTGTAGCAGTGTGATTTCCTAGATTATCACCACCAAGTGCGGCTGCAGCTATTGAAGATGAGACATTGGCTATGTTCGGTAAACTAAGAACTCCTTTTATATCAGCATTGTCTGCAACTTCAAGTCTAGAAAGTGAACCGGTTGAGATTCCAGATCCACTTACTAAGTTAACATCTATTATTTTACCTGAAACGGATGATCCGGAAGATACAGCTAAATCAATCTGTGCTCCTGTGTATTTACTTGTGTAATTAGCCATTTATTCTCTCTAGTATTCTAAACATTAATATAATCTCCTATTATCTAACTTTATATCCATATAATCTAATTACATACTGACCAGCAGTAAACACAGAATCATCAGCATTTCCATCCCCATCAGTTAAATATAAGTAATGATCAGCTGTTCCACTTGTAACCGAAGATAACCCATCGTAGGAAGTTAGGGTATTTCCAGCAACCCAAGTTCCACTATTGATACCAAAAGTAGTACCACCAGCATCATTATATCCCAATGTCCCACTTGAGTTCCAAACAAAATTCACATCAACAGTACCTCCACCTGCAGGTAATTCAATACAAGATATTTCAGTTTTAAATAAAACACCATTTGTAGCATCTGTTTGTTGGTATAAATAAGCATCTGGAGCACCAGATTTGATACCAATAACTTTATTTTGAGTGCCATCACCCTGTAAACCAGTAAGGTCAATATGTATTTCTGTCGTGATTAAACCTGTTGTAGCATCAGTATGTCTATATGCTGTGTTTCCTGGTCCAGTTCCTATAGCACCGGCACCCCATGTTTGTCCTATATCTTGATAAGGAGTTTGTATTATATTAACAGCTGTTTTTTGTTTAGTAGTTAAACCCGTACCATATCCTGATGTTAAAATTTGTTTGTTACCATCATTAATTTTTGGCATTTAATATCTCCTATTTCCAAGTGTTTCGTTTAAGCCATATATCTCTTAATATATTACCAACGACATCTCTTATTAATTTTGTTATTACTTTTAAATCTTTTTCATCAAGGGCTTCATTTACAGGTTCATATCCTGTGCTCTTTTTTAATTTTTTAAATTTTTTCTTTTTATCTTTTTTACTGGAAAAAGCAAATGGTGTCATATATCCAGGCACCGCAGCAGTGGTTGTAATTTCATCTAAATCTTCTTCATCTAAAATTTCTTCAGTTAAAGATTTGATTATTTCATTAAAGTGTTTTTTTGTTTTTATTTCCACTTTTCTTTAACTCCTTGAGAAGTTCCATATATCTCATTGTTTGTGTGACATAAGAATCCTTAACAACTTTTGATTTGTCATTTAAACCACATAATTTATCGATTGATTTGATAGCCTCATTCATTTTAATCTTAACAACCTTATCTTTGAGATTTTTAGAATGAGTTTTTAAATCTTTTTTTAATTCACTTACAATACCTTTTAAAGTTTCTTTTAGTGAATTTGTATTGGATACATTGTTAATATACTCTCTAAGTAGATTTTTTTGAGCTGCACTTAATTTTGTATACTTTTGATTAAATTTTTCTAAAAGAGTTTTATAAGTTAAAATTCTTAAATCTTCATCATCTGGTAGTGTTGGTATTGACTCAGATAATCTAATACTTTTATCACTAGTCGTCACATGTTCAACTATATTGAAAAAAGATTCTGTTTTTTGATCTGGAGATAAAGAATCTGAATATTCGAATAATTTATATATGGAAGCATATGTTTTGTAATTTGGAACTTTTGAAGATAAAAATTTCTGAAGATTATAATTAGATTGAATTTCTTTTATAAGATTATATCTTTCTCTTCGTAAAATAGAATTGTTTAAATTATTTCTACCACCAATAACTTCATTTATAAAATAATTAGCTTGTTTATCTGATTTAAATTTCTTATTAATAAGAATATTATATAAAGCTAATTCCTTTCCCAATTCCGTATTTTCGTGAAATCGTTGTTTAACTATCTGAACAGCCTTACCATCGTCTTTATTTAACACATCCGAAGTTATTTGTCTGAGTAGAAATTCAAACAATAATCCCGTATTTCGGATTTTGTTATGCTTCACCTTGTGCATATGTTTATCTCCGTTTTTTGGATACTATATATGTAATTATTCATATATAAATATAATTTTTTTTCTTTTTTACATTGATTATTCATCTTCATCTAAAATTATTTCTTCATTTAAGATACTTTGATTGTCTAAATCTTTTCCAAACTTTTGTTTAAGGGAATTTAACAATCCTTCTCTTGCAACAATTGTCCCACCCTTACCTTGATACAATGGAGAACCACCTTTGAACTCTCGTTTTCCATATCGTTCTCTTTCGTACTTTGTTGCATCTTTCAAGTCTTTTGCTGAGTATTCATTCCCAAATTCTTTCTTACCAGTTCCACTTCGTCTATCACCACCCCAATCACCTTTTCTAGCCATAGTTAAATCATCTTCTTCACCATCTTGCTCTTCATCACCACCTTCGGCTGGATCTGTTCCCTCAGTTTCAATTTGTTCAAATCTGAAAGCTTGTTTTCTATCTTCAACAATTCCTTCAAATATTTTTTTCTTGTCACCATCATTTAAATCAAATATATTATCATACACCCATTCACGAGACATAATTTTATTTTCTATCAAATCGTTGGCTATATCTTTTTGTTGAGTTAATAATTCTAATTTTTCTTGTTGATGTATCATTGATGGATTTGTTAATTCTAAATCAAAATTTATCAATTCTGCATCTTCAAATCCTTGTGTATATAGGTGAACAATAGCAATTTTTTCAAGTTCCGCACATATAATTTTTTGTAATCTTTCTATTGTTCTAGCAAATCTAACATCTTCAGCAGCTAATGTAGCTTTTGAACCTACATTCTCATCATATCCTAAAAATGCCTTTGGTATTTTAAGAGCAGCCATCATTTTGTTTCTCAAATATTCAATATCATCAATAGCCCCATCGTTAGTTAAACCTGCTAGTTCATCAATAGATGTTCCACTGTCCCCACCACGAACAGGTAGGAAATAATCTTCTGTAATGGATTCCATATTGTATTTCAAATTATATTCACCCGTATTTTGGTCAATTACTGGTGTTTTTTTCATTTTATTAATAATCTGTTGCATGAAGTTATCCACTTCATTTGGTGGAATGTTACCAATGTCTACTTTGAACACTCTTTTTTGTGGAGCTCTCATCATTCTATGAATTAACATAGCATCTTCCATAAGAGTTAATTGTTTAAACACTCTTCTTGCACCCTCTAACATAGATTTACCATAAGGTAAGTAATTTGTATCTGCTAAATTTCTGAAGTGAGCTATTTCATAGTTTTCAAAAAGTTCACCAGGTTTAGAATTCATCGAAGTTTCAGTATGTTTATCTAATTGAAATTGAACAAGTTTTGGATTTGAAGGATCATGGTCTTCAAGTCTTGACACTTCGTATACTGAAAGAGGTTTTACGTTTACGATACCATATTTATCTAGTATGTCTAAATGTAAGTAAAAATCACCATATTTAGTCATATTTCTAATATAACTCCAGAGATTAAACTCAATATTCATTATGTCATAAAATAAGTTATGTAAAATTTTATGAATTTTTGGATTATCAGTTTTAATATTTAATATTCTATTCTCAACATTATCAACAGTAGATTCATCACAATAAACATCTAAAGCTGATGATATAATT